AATATGCAAAGCGAGTCCAAGCCGGTAAAGATTTAAAGCGGTCGCAATCAACAGCCAGAGAGAAAAAATTCTTTGCCGAAACGCAAAAAAGGCTAGATGCGGCACCATTGGCGCAAAGCAGAGCAGCAGCGAAAAAAAGCGTAACGGCCAATAGCGCACGGGCTACCGGCAAGCTGGCCAGGCCCGTCGCTAAGGGCAACATCAGGCGAACTGGTGGCAGGCTTGGCCCTAAAAATACGATCAAGCCGGGGCCTAAATCACCGCGCACCAAAATGAATCGTGCGATCGATAACGTGATCAAAAAAGGCAAAGCCCTGAAGGGTTCTGCGGAGAAGTTGCGCGGCGTGAAGAAGCAGGCTGATGCACTGCGGGGCCGGATGCTGAAAGAAGACAAGGGCCGATTGAGCCGGGCACTATCAAAGCCATCAGTGACGGATAAGCGCAGCCGAGATTATGGCGGGAGGTTGACGAAAGGAGCGCGGGGCCAGGATCCAGCAACTGGCGGGAAGAAGAGCAGGGCAAGACGCAAGGCAGCCACCAACAAGCCAGCAGCGGCGAAGCCAGCAAGGCGCAAAACTCTTAATACTTCAGGCGCATCATTTGAGCGGCGGCGAGCATTAGCAGAGCCCAAAGTTGCGTCTAATCGTCGGCTTAAAGCCGAAGCGTCTAGGCCAATGCAGTTCAGCGGCAAAAAGGCAGGGGGCAAAGCTGATCAATTATTCCGTGACAAAGTGGCGCAAGCAAGTTACAACAGGCAACGAACCTCTGAAGGCGTGGCAGCTCGTGCAAAAAGATTTTACGATGGAGCGTCTCAATTTCATTCAGCATTCAGCAATCGACCTAGATATTCGACAATTAGGAAGCCGGCAAAAGACGCAGGGCAGTGGAGTTCGAGCAGCCAGTCAGCTTGGTCTAACGATTTAAGGAAACGCCGCACAGGCAAACGCCGTAGGAGCTGACCTGCTACGCTCAGCACGTTGCCTGAGTTAAGGGGTTCTCAGGTTTCGTTGGTCCAGTTGGGTTCATAGCCTCAGCGAGTCGAGCCGCTGGGGCTTTTTAATGCCTATAAGCGTCTGCCGCTTTTCGTGCATTGGCCTGCCGCAGCTGCTTACGGTGCGACTCCACCAGGTGCCAGGACGACACATTGCAACAGCTAGTGATCCCTTCCTCTGTCAGGCATACCCGCACGCAATCGTCTGCGGTGGCGCTTACGTCTAGATCGTTCATGCCTGTTTTGATGCCTCTTGCTAAATTAGGGCCGAACCCATCCCCAGCATCATGGAAGAATTTCTCAACGCTCTCGACGAGCTCATCGCAGAAACTGAAGGGCTCAGCGTCATCGAGCTTGTCGGCGCTTTGGAACTAGCCAAAAACGACATCATCGCAGGGCTTGCCGTGGCCGAAATGCTGACCGAAGAAGGCGAAGGCGAAGAGGCAACAGCATGACACGGCCCGTCGTAACCGCTGTTGGCCGCTTACTGCAGCCAAAACACGGTGAACCGCGAAAGCATCAGCTGATTAAAGTTGATGCAAATGGCCGTGCCAAAATTATCAAAGATCAGCCGGCCTAAACTGTCAGCAAAAGGCGGCTACAGCATTGGGCTATCAATCAACGGCACGAAATAGAACTAAAACCTCAAAGGTCGTAAATGTCTATGACCCGAATCAAGCATGGATCGATCAGGAGCCACACTGGGAGCTGATCGAATGCCTGCTGACGGGCACCTACGGCATCAGGAAGGAGGGCCGTAAATATCTCCCGCAGGAGCCGCGGGAGCAAGACGATGCCTATCAGAACAGATTGCTTCGCAGCACACTTCAGCCCTACTACGTCAGGCTGGAGCGGTTACTGGCCGGGATGCTTACGCGGAAGCCCGTCAAACTGAACGACATCAGCGACGGCATCCGTGAGGACATGTTTGATGTTGACCGGCAGGGCAATGACCTGAACACTTGGGTGTATGAAACCGCCCGTAAGGCGATCCGCTATGGCCATGCTGGCGTTTTAGTTGATGCGCCATCAGACGGTAACGGCAGGCCGTACTGGTGCGCCTACATCCCAAGGGACATCTTGGGCTGGCGTACTGAAATGCAAGACGGCAAGCCTCGACTCGTTCAGCTCAGATTGAAAGAGCAGGTGACAGAGCCTGATGGAGAATACGGCGAAAAAATGGTTAGTCAGGTGAGAGTATTGACGCCAGGGTATTACGAGCTATTTAGACAAGATGAGAAGAAAGACTACACATTATTTGAAGAAGGTAAAACAAGCCTTAGCGAAATACCGTTTTCAGTTGTATATAGCAACCGCGTCAATTACTTGCAATCAAAGCCACCGATGGAAGACATTGGTGAACTAAACATCAAGGCGTATCAAGTTCAATCAGATTTAGACAACATCTTGCATGTGGCAGCGGTGCCGATGCTGGCGATTTTTGGATTTCCGCAATCAGCAGAAGAGATCAGCGCGGGGCCGAATGAAGCGCTTGCATTACCTGAAGGCGCATCAGCGCAATACATCGAGCCGGGTGGAGCGAGCTTTAACGCATTGTTCCAGCGGCTGGATCAGATCGAGAAGCAGATCAATGAGCTGGGTCTGTCCAGTGTGCTAGGCCAAAAGCTCTCAGCCGAGACAGCCGAGTCAAAGCGCATCGATCGCAGCCAAGGCGATTCAACGATGATGGTGATTGCCCAAAATATGCAGGACATGATCGACAACTGCCTGCGGTTTCATGCTGCCTACCTCAACGACGCATCACCCGGCAGTGCATTGATCAACCGTGACTTCATGGGCTCCCGCATGGACCCTGCAGAGATCAAAGCGCTGCTCGAGCTCTACCTGGCTGGCACCATCACCCAATCGACGATGTTGACCCAGCTAGAAGCCGGGGAGGTTCTTGGTGATGACTTTGACCTAGAGGAGGAGCTGGCCGCATTGGCTGCTGGTGGCCTGCAGGAATGAGCACCCCGTCTGAGTTCTATCGGCACGCTGTTGATCTAAACAGGTTCAGCAATGCTGAGGCAAAGCAAATTGCGATCGCTTACAACCGTTTGATTTTGCAGGCTGTCGCCGACCTGCAGATCTTGGTCGAAGACGAACGGGCCTTTGACCGTCAAACCAGACTCAGGGAGATCATTCGGCAGCTACGGGCAAGCCTCGACAACTGGGCCGGCGAAAGCTCAGCATTACTGGCCGGGGAGCTGCAGGGCTTGGCCACATTTGAGGAGCAGTTCATACGGGCGCAGCTGCTCGAGATGGTGCCAGAACGGCTGGCTGATCAGGTCAGAGCGTTGCAGATCGATCCAGCCTTTGCCCGTGCCGTTGTGATGACAGACCCAATTGAGATCGGTCTGAATGTCCTGTCTGATGACCTGCTGCAAGCAGTCGGCCCATCACCGGCAACATTCAGGCTGACTGCAACGCAGGGCGCTCAGATCACGTTGCCGAATGGCTCGACCGTATCAAAAGCATTCAGGGGAATCGCTGAATCTCAAGCTGAGCTGTTTACGAAAACTGTTCAGTCTGGGTTTTTAGCAGGTGATTCAGGGCCACAAATGGCAAGGCGCCTAAAGGGCCGTTTGCAATTTGCTGATTTTGGGCCGCTATCAGTTCGGCAACTAGCGCAGGCCGGCGGGCAGCTCACAGCCGTGGCCAACCACCAGGTGAACACGTTGGTTAGGACAAGCGTCAATCAGGTGGCAAATGCAACCAGCCAGGCCACCTACAAGGCGAACGCTGAGATCACCGAGAAATACAAATATGTCGCGACGCTGGATTCACGAACCTCGGCACGCTGCAGGGCGTTAGATCAGCAGGTGTTTGAGTACGGCAAGGGGCCAACACCCCCGCAACATTTCGGCTGCAGATCGGCGACCGTCCCAGAGATCGATTATGCAGCGCTAGGGATGCCTGAACCGCCACCTAGCGCGATACGCAGACCGGGCATCATTTCAGGGCCGATGAGCAAAGCAGCCAAGACGCGGACGGTTCCAGCAAATCAGTCTTATGGGGAATGGTTGCAGGAACAAGGCGACAACGTAAAGCGCGATGTTTTGGGGCCTAGCAGGATCCCTTATTGGAACAAGCTGGTGAAGAAATACGGGCCAGAGGATGCAATCCGTAAGTTTGTCGCGAATGATGGTTCAGAGCTGACATTGAAGCAGCTCAAGGCAAGGTACGGGCAACCCTAGAATCAAAGCAACGGGAGCCATCCAAATGAAGTATTCAGCAGGCATGAAGAAGGGCATGAAGAAGGGGATGAAGAAAGGAACCAAAAAAGGCATGAAGAAAGGAATGAAGAAGTGAGAAAAGGACAGCGAGTCAGCTGGGTTTATCAAGGCAAGCGCACGTTTGGCACTGTTACCGCAATGGGCGGGGCCAGGGCAGCGATCAAAGGCCCTAGAGGTGGCAACATCGTTAGGGTCGGTACTGCAGATGATCCAGTGATCAAACTCAAATCAGAATCGACAGGCAACCCAGTCCTGAAGCGTCGATCACAGTTGAAGGCAGCACCAAAAAAGCAGTGAGCATCAAGCGCGGCGGCCATACGTTTGACGGCTATGACAAGCCGATCAGAACGCCAAACCATCCCAGCGGCAAAAGCCACGCTGTAGTGGTGAAGGCGGACGGCAAACCAAAGCTGATTCGGTTTGGAATGCAAGGCGCGAAGCCAAAGCCGCCACGTAAAGGTGAGTCAGCTGCTGATAAAGCAAAACGCGCATCATTCAAAGCGCGACATGCTAAAAACATCGCCAAAGGCAAAACTTCTGCAGCCTATTGGGCGAATAAAGTAAAGTGGTGAGGCAAATAAGCCTTACGGGTTTCACATGACCGACGAGATTACGTCTCAAGAGCAAGAACAACCAACAGCTGATGTTGAGGCGCTAAAAAAAAGCGTTGAAGCATTAGAGCGCAAGAATTATGAGCTGATTGGCAAGCTGAACAAAGCAAAAGCTGCTGATGTTGACGTTCAGGCCCTGATTGACTTCAAGGCAAAGGCTGAGCAAGACCAACTGGAAAGCAAAGGGCAATACGCCGAGGCCAAAGCTGCACTTGAGCAGCAGTTCAGGGAATCAGCTACTGAGAAAGACAAGCGGATCGCGGAGCTGACCGATCGAGTGCAAGAGCTTGAGTTGATGGCACCAGCCGTCAGCGCATTGTCTGATGTGGTGCATGACCCTCAACTGGTGCTTAACACCCAGTTGAAACGCGACCAAATACAGCGTGAGCCTGATGGCACTGTCGTGGTCGTTGATGGCTATGAACGCACCCCCGTTGGGGAATGGGCAAAGGCCAAAACACCGGCATGGATGCAAAAAACACCAAAGCCGCAGGGTAGCGGGGCTCCATCGTCGAGGGCTAGCGGTGAGATCACACCGGGCACAAAGAACCCGTTCAGCCGTGAAAGCTTCGACTTAACGGAGCAAGGAAGGCTATTCAAAACTGATCGTGATTTGTACGAGAGGTTGAAGAATGCTGCAAACCGCTAATATGTAGTGAAGGTGAAGCTACGCAGAGCCGCAAGGGTTACGCCCGAAAAATAAACAACCATTTTTAGGAGGTTAGTCATGGCGGTTCTGCGCTCTGACATCATCATTCCAGAGGTTTTTACCCCGTATTTGATCGAAGAATCAACGCGGCGTGATGCCTTTTTGCAAAGCGGTGTTGTTGCACCATTGGCCGCACTTAACGCGGCACAAGAAGGCGGCGATTTCGTTAATGTCCCGTTTTACAACGCGAATCTTCCAGGCGATTTTGAAGTTCTGTCTGACAGCTCTTCATTGACGCCAAGCAAGATCTCAGC